CTTGATCCTCCTCAGATTATTAAGAATATGGGGATCATTCGAAATGGGTTAGTATCACTACCTATAGGGCGCACGGATTTAATACCAGAGCACTATGAGATAGTCGATAAGCGTACTCATGTACCTGTGGACTTTCCTGAATTTAAGTTTGAACTCCGAGACAGTCAGAAGAAAGTTTTTGACGAGATCGAAGACAATGCTATAATTAACGCATGGGTCAGTTGGGGAAAGACTTTTACAGGCTTAGCTATTGCAGGTAAGCTTGGTCAAAAGACACTCGTTGTTACCCACACTGTCCCTCTGCGTAATCAGTGGGCAAAAGAAGTAGAGAAAGTCTACGGTTTTAAACCAGGCATCATAGGCAGTGGTCAATTTGATCTTGATAGTCCTATTGTAATTGGCAATACTCAGACTTTATACCGAAACGTAGAAAAGATTCGTAAGGAGTTCGGGACTATCATACTAGATGAAATGCATCACGTTAGTAGTCCTACTTTTTCAAAAATCTTAGATACAAACTACTGTAGATATAAGATAGGTCTATCGGGTACTATAGAAAGAAAGGATGGTAAACACGTTGTGTTCAGAGATTACTTTGGTAATACTCTTTTTAAGCCACCAAAAGAAAACTATATGACTCCTACAGTACACTTAGTACCTTCCGAGATTCGCTTCATGGACGGTGCTAAGATACCTTGGGCTAACCGAGTAACAAAGTTAGCGAATGATGAAGAGTATCGACACACTATATCCATGCTTGCTGCGGCCTACGCCGCAAGAGGGCACAAAGTGCTAGTAGTAAGTGATCGAGTAGCTTTTCTGAAAGCGTGTGCGGAGTTAAGCGGAGATAAAGCAATTTGTGTGACGGGTGAAGTTGCACACGAGGACAGAGAAGGGCTTGTAGATCAAATTCTCTACGGAGATGCAAACATTTTATATGGAACGCAAGCGATCTTCTCTGAGGGTATATCAGTAGATACGTTAAGTTGTTTGATACTGGCTACACCCGTAAATAATGAACCACTATTGACACAGCTTGTAGGTCGAGTGATTCGGAAGAAAGAAGGTAAGATCAGTCCTGTTATTATAGATATACACCTGAAAGGAAATACGGCTCGAAAACAAGCCTCAAATCGTGTCGGGTTCTATATGAAGCAGGGTTGGGACATGAAGTACCTTTAAAAAAATAATTCTTGACAACTTGGTTAAAAGGATGTATAATAGTGCTCTTATTTGATTGGAAGAAGGTTTTTGATACGGCAGATGGCAATATTGCTACTTGTAACACGATCATGGAAATGTTAATAAACCAACAGATCCCTCGTAACAAGTTCGACCGTATTTATAAATATTCTAATAAAAAATTTACAGGTTCTAGTTTTCTTCTTCATGGAGACTTCTTACTGTACCATTCCTATAAGTATACACAAAAAGAACTATGCATATATTACGCACTGGCTTCCTTGAGAAGCTATGCAGATTATGTTGCATATAACAAAACTACGCTAGACGCACTACACTGTCCTGTGCCTCTAGATGAAATCAACGATAACAGGCTACTCATAGTATTACCGGACGAAATAACGTTCATCTATGAAGAAGTCACACTGGAGACTATACACTAATGGCATTATCATTTAATAAGCAAACGGGCGGAGCCCAAAAATCATCCATCAATACCTTTCAATACAAAGACGGCGATAACAAGATGCGCGTAGTTGGCGACATCCTTGCACGTTATGTCTATTGGATCGAAGGCGAGAATGGTAAAAACATTCCTATGGAGTGCCTATCTTTCGATAGAAACTCTGAGCGATTCAACAACAAAGAGCAGGACTGGGTACGAGAGTACTATCCTGACCTTAAATGTGGCTGGAGCTACGCTTGTCAAGTTATTGACCCAAGCGATGGCGTAGTCAAAGTAGCAAATCTCAAGAAGAAGTTGTGGGAGCAGATTATTACTGCTGCTGAAGACTTGGGCGACCCTACTGATCCCTCAACTGGCTGGGACATTTGTTTCAAGCGAGTAAAGACAGGCCCACTGCCTTACAATGTAGAGTACCAACTCCAAGCATTGAAGTGCAAGCCTCGCGCTCTTACAGAAGACGAATTAGCATCTATCGCAGACCTCAAGTCTATGGATGATGTTATGAGCCGTCCTACTGCTGACGCACAGAAAGAGTTGTTAGACCGTCTCCGTAACCACGGTGCAGAGACTGATGACGAAGCATTAGATGCGGAGTTTAATGTAGGATGATTCTTTTTACGGCAGACTGGCACATTAAGCTGGGACAGAAAAACGTTCCAGTAAAGTGGGCGACAAACCGTTATCAAATGTTTTTTCAACAAGTTTACGAACTAGAGAAAGAATGTGATATGCACATAATCGGTGGCGATCTCTTTGATCGTCTACCGAATATGGAAGAGTTGGAGCTTTACTTCTCGTTTATTCGAGGAGTAAAGATTCCCACTATTATCTATGATGGAAACCATGAAGCAACAAAGAAGAATAGAACATTCTTTACACAGTTGAAGCAAGTTTCTCGAGATATTAATCCTTTAATCAATGTAGTAGATATTTCATACGTTGATAATGATCTTGGGTACGGCATTTTGCCTTATGCAGATTTACACAGAAAAGGTAGTATCGATCATTTTGATAAGACTAAGCCCTTATTTACTCATGTCAGGGGAGAAATACCACCGCACGTAAAACCAGAAATCGATCTAGACTTACTAGAAGATTTCCCCGTTGTGTTTGCAGGAGACTCTCATAGTAACACACAAAAAAATATTATATACCCAGGTAGTCCAATGACTACTTCTTTTCATAGAGCTAGAGTAAAGACAGGTTATTTACTTATTAATGAAAAAGACTGGAGTTGGTTGTGGGAAGAGTTTAAACTTCCTCAGTTAATTCGTAAAACAGTTACAAGTAGTGAGGAAATGACGGCTACTGACTTTGATCATACAATCTATGAAGTAGAAGGGGATATACAAGATCTAGCAGGAGTCAAGAACTCTGAGTTGTTAGATAAAAAAGTAGTGAAGAGAAAGTCTGAAGCCTCATTAATTATGGAAAAAGACATGACAGTACAAGAAGAGCTAGTAGAGTATCTAACTTACATACTAGAAATTAACGCTGATAAGATACCAGACATCATAGGAACATACAATGATTACACTACAAACATTGAAATGGGATAACTGCTTTAGTTATGGTTCTGGTAATGAGTTACAATTAAACGACAATACTGTTACACAAATCCTTGGTACTAACGGGATGGGGAAGTCTTCCATCCCGTTAATCATCGAAGAAGCATTGTATAATAAGAACTCAAAAGGAATCAAAAAAGCAGACATTCCTAACCGCTATGTAAATAATGGTTACAACATCTATCTGTCTTTTACGAAAGATGAAGATAGATATGAGATTACGGTAAACCGTAAAACAAGTATAAAAGTAAAACTCGAGAAGAACGGTAACGATATATCTAGCCATACAGCTACGAATACATATAAGACGTTACAAGAGGTTCTCGGAGTAGACTTTAAAACATTTTCGCAGCTAGTATATCAAAATACGAATGCGAGCTTGCAGTTTCTTACTGCTACCGATGCGAACAGAAAGAAGTTTCTGATCGATCTCTTACACTTAGAAAAGTACGTTGAATTGTTTGAAGTATTTAAAAGCGCTTCAAAAGATGTTTCGAGTAGGTCTTCTACCATAGCTGGTAAACTTGCAACAGTAGAAAAATGGTTACAAGATAATAAATTGAGTGATACATTCATACTACCCATGTTGGATTTACAAATTGATACATCTGAAGACGAGAAGGCTTCAAGCACTCTCATGGTAGAAATTGAAAATATTTTAGAAAAAAATAAAAAAATTAATACCAACAACACGTATAAGAGACTGTTAGATCAAATTGATATGATGGCTATCAGAAACTCTACAGCAACTCAGTATGAATCTTATGATGATTTACAGTCTGAGTTAGGGTCTTTACAAGCAGCCGCTACGGGTGCTCAACGGACTCTGAAAAAATTAGAACAATTGAAAGAAGTATGCCCAACCTGTAAGCAACCTATAGATGTTTCTGCAGAGAAGGCTATGATTGCGGGCGAGAAGACTAAACTTGCGTCTGCACAGGAGAAGATTGATGAGATTAAGCCTCAAATTATACGAATTAAAGAAAACAATGCAGAATTCGAGCGAATACAGAAAGCTCAGAAGGATTGCGAAGATTTGTTACGATCATTTGATAGAAGTTTGCCTACGGCTGTCTTGGATAAAGAACAGCTTGAAGACCGCTTATATGAGATTCAAAGTAGAATACAAAAGGCAAAAGTACAACTCGCAGATAGTGCGGCCGAGAATGAAAGAAGAACAAAGGTAAATACTCGTATTCAAGTTATTCAAGAACAGACAGCAGAGTTTGTTGAACAGCAGGAAGAGTATGATGGAAAACTTGCGGGAAATCAAAAGCTAGAATCAGAGCTTGATATACTCAAGAAGTCTTTTAGCACGAATGGATTACTTGCATATAAAATAGAAAACTTAGTTGGAGAACTCGAAGAGTTAGCCAATGAGTACTTGGCCGAATTGTCTGATGGTCGATTTACTCTTGAGTTTGTTGTTTCAAATGATAAACTCAATGTAGAGATTACAGACAACGGCAATGTAGTAGATATTCTAGCACTTTCTTCCGGAGAGCTAGCAAGAGTAAACACCGCTACTCTCATAGCGATTCGTAAGCTAATGAGTAGTATATCTAAGTCTAAAATCAATATTCTGTTTTTAGATGAAGTAACAAACGTACTTGATGATCAAGGTAGAGAGAAGCTAGTAGAAGTACTACTTCGAGAAGACATGAATACTTATATTGTATCGCATGGTTGGTCTCACCCTCTTCTTGAAAAAATCGAGGTAGTTAAGGATGGTAACATCAGCACATTGGAGTGAAGATGAGCGCAGGAAGACGCAGAGGATGGTGGCTTAGAACTCAGCACTGGGAAGAAGAGGCTTCTAAAGAGGCAGAAAAAGAAGAGGATAAGAATGGTAGACTCAAGAGCCAAGGGAGCGAGAGGGGAGTATCTAGTCAGAGACATGCTACGCCAAGCGACCGGACT